CCGGGTTTTTATCAACTTAAGCCTATTATTTTTATTATTACTGTATGGCCCATGAAAGATGTCCTTTTATAAGATATATTCAGACCCCATTTAGTATTTCGATATTACTTAGGCTTATCTGAATTTATTTTATAACGGCTACATATGTTTTTATGTCCCATATTTTGATAATAAAATATCCAGTATTTATATTATTATGCTATGGCCTAATACCTGTAGTTTGATAATAAAATACTAATTCCCCCCTTAGTGAGAGTTTTACTCTCAACCAACCCCTAGGTTTTGTACACTTTAGCCACAATCAAATGTACTTTTTGGGTTAGACCTAGTTCTAACCCACATGCTTTGTAATAGCATGTTAATCAAAATACAACCCTTTTTAGTTAATCACACTGGTATTATTTCATTAACTAACCTGTAGAGTGTGTAATACTTAAAATTTAATTTTTATAAGAGATTTATTAAGATTTTTAATATTATAATTATAAATACCCCCTAGCGTGCGCAATGCGTTTTGGGGATTTATTATTTGAATTTGCGTCTAATGTAATTCTTACCTTCCGCCATTATTTAATTTTTTATCACCGCGAGGAGTCCTATTAGAGTGATACAATTTTATTTATAAGGTTTTGAAAGAGAAGATAGTTTTTAGGTCCAAATTGCAAGCCTTCACAGGGTATTAGAATCGATTCCCTGGTGTTTAAGACTGAAGTTTGCTGCTAATTATTATGTTTTTGATTAATTAATTTATTTATTATTTAAATCAAAATTTTTTGTATTCAAGGTACTAACTTTTTATTTCTTTATTGTCATTATAAGTCAACCAATTGTTCGACGACACGAAAGCGAAAATTGCACCAATACAATTGATTCAATCAATAATCAATTAACTACTACAAATTCATTTTGCTCACTTTTTAATGGTGAGCATGTGATTGATGAGACTTTACCAATTAAAGTCGTCGTTCTCTCTGATACTGAACGATTTGTGTTCAAGATTTTTAATATCTATGATATTTATCGGAAATTACGAACACGTTTTACTAAACGAAATTATGATTTGAAGCATTACTATAATCCTTTAGATTTGCCTCAATTTTATTTATCGTTTAACAACAAACCATTACGAGATTTACCTATTCCCTATTGGGAATATGGTCTTAAAAATTTTTCTATTATAGAAATTACTTACATTGGTTTAAATGGAGGTACACCATCAATTCCTGGCTTGCTTAATGTAGACCAATATTTGTTATGTGTCCAAATGCAGCAAAATGGTATTCACATTCCTTTTTTACGTGAATACGTTCTACATAAGAAACCTGTGGTATCAGCACCACCAGGTGTTACTGTTACTCATCATCTTCAGGATACCCTTGGAATCTTTGTAGAAGATGCTGCAGCTAGTGTTTCTATTTTTGCAGAAGAGCAAGGAGAAACACAACAAAATGCTAATACTTATTTTCTCTTGTGTAAATTCTTTCATGTAAATTCACAAGGAAATCTAGTACAGCAATATTATCCAGGGGACATTTGTGGAAGATTTACTTTAGATCATTATTTGACTAGAGGTACTCTTCTTCTATCTTTCGTTCCCCAAGAGCAATTATCTACTATCAACTCTAGAGATGTTCGACGCATGATTTCAATTCAAGCGTATATTTACCAATTGGCCATCGAAGTTCCTTTTTCTCAATCTTCTGATACGGATGATTCTGAAGATGATCTTAATGATCTTTCTGATTTACAACTTCAAACTGTACCAAGAAGCTATGATGATTTAAAGAGCACGATTCGAGATGTGCTTAGAAATTATTTTACTAATTTGGACGATAAGGACTATTACGTTTCCTTAGCTGAGGACTGTTTAATTCTTATTTACTCTTTATATTGTTCATTTAAAGGAACAGTCGATTATGGTCGTATTATGGCAGCTATTGCTGCCTTTATGAAATCACGACTTCCTGGTAAGAGTCTTTGTTGCAGATTTTTGGAAATTAAATTTTCAAAATTTATAGAATCTGTGACCACAGAGTTTCTTTCTCAGTCTGCTTCGGCAGAAGATGTTTACTTTAAGGTTAAATCAGTGCGCGATTTTCTATCTAATTACAAAACAATTAAGAATTCACAATTCTTTAAAAGAATGCACAAGATTTACTTGTATTGCTTGTCTCAATCTTTATTTGAGAGTTTTGGACATACGTTTGAATCTCAAGGATATACTCATTTTGAAAAAGAAGCTATCATAAAGCAGAATAAGAGCAATGGTGATATGATCTATGATATTATTGATACCATAATGTTCGTGTGCGAACGTGGTAGTCAAATATTAATAACCGGATCTTTCCAAACTCTATTTCATTCATCGAGTGAGTATACAAAAGTGTTCGACAATATTGCTAAACTACGCGAACAATATGCTTGTTTGCATAATCCTGAACTCTTTGGATTTTCTGAAAGCTCTTTTCGAGCTGATTTAGATGACACCATTGAAAAGTTGGATAATATGTGTAAGTTTTCTGACAATATGAATTCTATTGAAAAGTTTGAGATAAAAAAGAATCTCAACGCAATGAAAATGATGCGCTGCGAAGTTACTACTCTTAAAGCAGCTCGAGCTGATCGAGATCCTCCATTTTCCGTTTTAGTTTGTGGAGGTTCTGGAGTGGGTAAGACTACCATTAAACGAATGCTTTTCGCTTATTATGGTAACTTACACGGCTTAGACACCGATGAATCATTTTGTTACACTCGAAATCCTGTTGCTAAATTCTGGGATGGTTTTAAGACCAGCCAGTGGGGAACAGTTATCGATGATGCAGCTTTTATGAACCCAAAGGCGGCCCCACAGGGTGACCCGTCTGTTATGGAGCTCATAGCTATTATCAATGGTGTTTCACTCTGTCCTGATATGGCACATTTAGAAGATAAGGGTCGTGTTCCTTTCCGGTGTGAATGGGTGGTTGCTACTACAAACACCGAAAATTTAAATGCTCACTTTTATTTTTCTTCGCCGGGCGCTGTTCAGCGTCGTTTACCATGGATAATTATTCCAATTGTTAAAAGAGAATACACCAATGCTGATGGCATGTTGGATTCTAACAAAACTCCGCCTGTTGTGGCGGGCCAGTATCCAAATTACTGGCATTGGACAGTTCGTAAGGTTGTGCCTAATGGTAGTCGTGTCGACGCTCCAGCTCTCATTGAAGATGTTCACATGTTTGATGAAGTTACTGATTTTTTAGCGTGGTACGGTCAACAGTCTGTAATCCACAAGAAAAACATGAAAGCCATGCGTGAATCCACTCAAGTTTTAAAAGATATCGCAATTTGCAAAACTTGTTTTAAACCGTTGAATGTTTGCGCCTGTGCTTCTGAGTTACATCTTCAGAGTTACACTGCCACATCTTTTGTTGGTATAGTCATTTGGTCCTATTTTACGTGGAACATTGGACTTATCCTTAGTTTTTTAGTTTTCTATTTTGCTACGGTTTTCTTTCCAGAAGTTATAGCGTTAAAAATTTACACCTGGTTCTGTCACACAATTGGACCTCGTTTAACTCAATTGTTAGTTAGAAGGTTATTTTCTAATTTGGGTGATAAAGTGCAACGTAGAATTGGGTACATATACCAATTTGGGCAGATAGTTGTTTTTCTAACGACTTTTGCTGTAACGATAAGAGCCTCTGTTTGGGCTTACACTTATGCGTTTCCCAGTTCTACTGATGATGAAGAAACTGAGGTTAAGTTTGTTGCTCAAGCTCGTGTTGATAAAGGTTACAAACCTTCTCGCACTGATAATGAACGTGGTGATATCTACTACCAGGACAATTACCATTTATCAAACTATCAAATTTCCCGTCAAAGCACTTCTTCCAAGGGATTATCACGAAATGATTTTATCAATTCAATTTCCAACAATATAATTTATTTTTGTATGGATAACAAAACGAGAAAAGTAAAAAGTGAGTTTCGTGGTATAGCCCTTTGTGGGCAGCAGTACCTATTCAATAACCACAGCGTAGTGGATTTCGATTCCGATGATGATGTTTTTATAACTGTGATCTGGAATTTACAAAATGATGGTATAACATCAAAAATAACTTGTCGTGTCGTTGCATCTATGCTTAGTCGCTTCGAAGATACTGATATAGCTATTTTGAATATACCACATTTACCTCCACGTAAAGATTTGAGGAATTATTTTCCTATAAAATCTTTGGAACATTGTAAAAATAATGGGTTTTTACTGTCTCGCATGGAAGATGGTACCATTTGTGTAAATGAGATCTCAAATATTCGATCAGAGAATTCCAAGATACCTTTGGAAGGTTTTAGTAACGACTATTGGTCATATCGAACCACAACTTTAACTGATGTTGGAGATTGTGGAGCTTTACTAATAGCTGAAACTGAGATGGGGTATATTTTGCTTGGCATTCACGTAGCTGGGAACATCCATTCTTTTGGTGTTTCTACTAAGATTGATCTTGAGAAATTAACAAGTTATATTGGATCTCAGTATGTTGTTCAAAATGGTAACGCTATGTTATCCGCGCCTGGATACGAGCGTTCAGTTGTTGATTTGCATCCTAAGAGCCCTTTTCGATTTTTAGAGAATGGTTCTGCTGAGGTTTTTGGCTCTTTTGATGGTTTTAGACCATCTTTCGCTTCTCGAGTTGAAAACACTCCTATGAGTGATATTCTTCTAGATCATGGGTATAATTTCACCTGTGGTGCTCCTGTCATGCGCGGTTGGGAACCATGGTATAATAATGCCAACAAAATGGTCCATCCTAATGGTCTATTAAACCTCGACATACTAGATGCAGCTTTTCAATCATACGTCACTAAAATTTTAAAACATATTAATGTTGACCAATTAAAGTTGCAAGTGCACGTATTAGATATGGAAACTGCTATAAATGGAATGCCTGGCGTAGCTTATATTGATCCGATCAAAATAAATACCAGTGCTGGTAATCCATTTAAAAAGTGTAAACAACATTTAGTTGTCGAATTAACTCCTGATGAAATTTATCAAAAACGTTTCACTTTTGATGATGTGGTTATGGACAGGGTAGTTCAAATTATTTCTTCTTATGAAGAACTTACCAGAGTTTACCCTAATTTCAATGCTGCTTTAAAAGATGAGGCGGTCTCATTTGCCAAAATTGAAGCAATGAAGACGCGATTATTTGCAGGTGCTCCCATTGATTGGAGTATTGTTGTTCGCAAATACACTTTATCTATTTCACGATTTATAACCAATTTCAAACTTTTATTTGAAACGTGCGTGGGAACTATAGCTCAATCTACTGAGTGGACTGATATATATAACCATATTACTAAGCACGGTAAAGATAATATGTTTGCTGGTGATTATGAAAATTATGATAAAGGTATGTCACCTGTTGTAATTTTATACGCTTTCAAACTACTCATTCTTTTAGCCGAAATGTCTGGAAATTATTCCGATGTGGATTTAAGAGTTATTTGGATGATAGGTATTGATACAGCATTTGCTCTTTATGAATTTAATGGAGATTTAGTTATGTTTTTATCATCAATGCCTTCTGGTCACCCTTTAACTGTAATTATTAACTCTATTGTTAATTCCTTGTATATGCGTTATGCGTATTACATTGTTAATCCAGCTAAAGAGTGTTTGTCTTTTAACGATAATGTTTCTATTGGAACTTACGGTGATGACAATGCTGGGAGTGTTGATCGTGAGAAAGCCCCATTTTTCAATCACACTACCATTCAAGCAGCTCTTAAAACAATTGGCATAGGGTATACTATGGCTGACAAAGCAGCTGAAAGCGTACCTTATATTTCAATTGATCAAGTTACATTTTTGAAACGTAGCTGGGTTTTTAACGATGAATTAAATTGTTATTTAGCTCCTTTGGAGCATGAGTCTATAGAAAAATCGTTAATGACTTGGACACGTTCTAAGGCTATCAGTAAAGAAAACCAAGCGGTTGATGTTATTACTTCAGCTATGCGTGAATATTTCTTTTATGGTAGAGAAGTGTATGAGGAAAAGTGCAATCTACTAAAATTTGTAGTAGATAAATTAGATTTGCATGCTTTTGTGCATGAATCAGTGTTTCCAACTTATGATTCTTTAATAGAAGATTTTGTTGAACGCTCCGAACAACTAAACCACTAATTTGTGGCTTTGGGTGTCTGATATCACATCCAACATACAAACCATTAGATATCCTGACAGTTACATTTACTGCTTGAATACTATTTCAGGAAAATAATTATATTCAAGAGCGTGGGTGCTGTCAGAAGAACACCTGGGCGTTTCCCGAATAATCTATTTAGATTAGAGATGAAAATAATATTTTAAATATAGGTGTTACTCAAATATTTTCCAAACTCTGGTGAACTATAAGTGAAGTCACTAGTTTTATAATCACTTACTAAAAAGAATAACAATATTGGCGTATCTCTTGCCCAAAGAGATCTGACTTGTGGTTGGCAGATTCAATCCGAACAAGTGTCTTATGACACAAAAAATAATGATGCACAAGACACTATTGTCTCTTTTCATGATGCGGAAATTGGCAGTAGTGTTGATATGACCACAAAACCTATCGAAGAGACTTTTTCTTATTCAGAATCTGATCTTAAGAATTTTCTTTCCCGACCTGTATTAATTTCTTCATTAACCTGGAGTATGGGAAGTGTTATGTCTCTCGGTATAGATCCATGGCAGCAGTATTTTAACAAAGCTTCAATTAAGAAGAAGATAGATAATTATTATCTATTTCGCGGTAATTTAAAACTTAAATTTGTTATTAATGCTTCTCCATTTTTCTACGGGGCAGCTTTAGTTTCTTATCGTCCCATGATTAATTTTGATCCAGCACCAATTCGAGTTTCTGGAGCAGCACAATCTTGGGATTATATACTAAAATCACAGCGCCCTCATGTTTGGTTGTATCCTCAAAATAATCAAGGTGCTTCTATGACATTACCTTTCCTATGGCATAAGGAATGGTTGGATTTAACTTCCAATCAAGATTTATTAAACATGGGTCGTCTTCAAGTAGAAAGCGTTGTTGATCTCCTTAATGCTAATGGAGTAACAACAGCGAGTGTAAACATATCATGTTATGCTTGGTGTGAGAATGTAGAGATTTCTGGTCCTACAGTTGGTCTCGCTTTACAAGCAAAGAAAGACGAGTATGGAGATGGTGTAATCTCAGCTCCTGCAAGTGCCATAGCACGCGCAGCTGGTGAACTAGCGTCTATTCCTATAATCGCTCCATTTGCTACAGCCACTCAGGTTGGCGCTTCAGCAGTTAGTAAGATAGCTAGATTATTTGGTTTCACCAATCCTCCTAATTTAGGAGATGTCAATTTAATGACACCTTCACCCTTTCCACATTGTGCAACAACAGATATATCAACTGGTATAGAGAAATTATCTGTAGATCCTAAGAATGAGCTAACAATAGATTCCAGAATTTCTGGGTGTGATTTGAAAGATGAACTTAACATTCGTAGTATTGCAGGTAGAGAATCTTATGTGGGATATTTTCGGTGGACTAGTGCTGATATACCTGAAACTTTAATTTTTAATGCTGCGGTAACTCCAAAAGTGTTAGAGATTGAAAATGTAGGTTCCAGTCGACACATTTATGGAACTCCAATGTGGTTGATTTCCCGAATGTTTTCATTCTGGAGAGGCGATATCATATATAGATTTAAAATTATTGCTTCACAGTACCATAGAGGTCGTCTGCGTATTTCTTGGGATCCAGATGGTGCGATTTCATCTACTGCAGAATCTACAACAGAAGTTTTTACTAAAATTGTGGATATCGCAGAAGTTAATGATTTCACTGTTAGAATCCCTTATATGCAGGATACAGCTTATCTACAGACTGGTACTGCTACTGATCCTCGTCAAACATATCGTTTGGCTACAACAATTTCAGCGTCCAATCCAACACCTTTGACCAAAATATCAGGTTATGAGAATGGTGTGTTAACTGTTCGTGTTTTAAATGAACAAACATCACCGGTCGCTTCGGCTGATATTTGGATAATGGTGTCATGCTATGCAGCAGACAATATTGAATTTGCTCAGTATTGTGAACCTGACCCTGATTATCGTTTGTCACCCTATATTATACAAGCTGACGTATATTCTTATGAAGAATCAGATACCGTTGATACCAATATTGCAGTAAAACCTTTACCAGATTCTAAACATATTAACCTTATTTATCAAGGGGAGCATATTTCTTCTCTTAGACAAGTATTACGTAGATTTACTTTTGGTGCAACTCTGCCATTAGCTACTATGACTGGTACTGACCAATACGCTATGACAATTAATCAAATTCCACGGAGACCTATGTTTCCAGGGTACGATACTAATGGTTATAACATTGCTGATTCTCTAGTAACGCCAGGAACTTCGAAGTGGTATAATTGGGTGAGATTTCATCCTATAGCCTTTGTTGGTCAATGTTTTATTGGAGAGAGAGGTAGTATTAATATGAGATTTAATCTCAATAATCCTACCTATTGCAATAGTTTTTACGTAGAGAGAGGTGATACAACTGATGAAATCACTTCTTATAATCTATCCAGAGGAAATTATCGAACTTCTACCAATGTAGCAGCAGGATCTGGGATTAATAATTTAACGCGAAACAATTCTGTTTTTCGGATAAATTCCCCTGGTGGATTTTCATTGACCAATACTAGAACTAATACTGGTTTATCAGTAAACGTTCCTATGTATAATATTTATAAATTTTTATCGACTGCGTCATCACTTAGAAGTCAAGGATCTTATGTGGATCTTTCTAAATTTGATTATGTTAGAGTTTGTTCTGAATTTCAACCTATTCAAAAGGTAGTTATGGAAGGTTCAAACATTAACGCAGGGAATAAAGTTGATGTTTATTATGGTATAGGACCAGATTACTCATTATTATTCTTTTTGAATGTACCCTCGCTGGTTAGGTACATATCAACTCCGGCCTCTTCGGAGGTCACACCAGCTTAATAGCTGTGGGGCGGCCACAGCTTCCTGTAATGATCGTTTCTATCATTTATATGAACTCAGTAATATACGTGTGTTTCCTGATGCAAACACATGTCTAAAGATCGATAGAGCGAAATGATTTACAGGTTGTAGCGATGTACAAGTCGTAACTTGCATTATATTATATAATAACTTTATAGAATGTGTTTGTAGTCTTGTACATTGTACGAGATGAAATTTTTGATTCTTTAAAAGTCGTCAAGTTTTACGGTTTGTACACGCGTAGGCGTCTGC